ACCCCTGTTAAATTAGGCCAAGCCGCCATCACTACTGGCGTGACAACGCTTTACACAGTACCAGCGGCAACGAGAACTTTGCTCAAAGAATTCAGCATTGCCAATACAACGGCGGCAGATATAAACGTGCGTGTGTTTTTAGTGCCATCAGCAGGTACGGCTGGAACGTCAAACGCTTTTCTGTACGATGTGCCTGTGCCAACTGCAAATGCCTTGCAATACAACGGTATTGAAGTGCTGAATGCTGGCGATACCATTCAAATTCAAGCTGTATCAACTGGCCTAACAATCATCGCAAGCGGTGGCGAAGCCACTTAAGGAGTAGACATGACAGTAACAGTAAAAGTGCTTATTCCAGCCAAACAAGCTGAAGTTACGCAAACCACGCAATACACAGCTACCAACTGTAAAACCATTATTGACAAGTTCACTGCCACTAATACAACGGCAGGTAATGTGACCATCAGCGTGAATTTAGTTATCAGCGGAGGGTCGGCGGCAACATCCAACTTGATTGTGGATGCAAGAAGTCTTGCGCCTGATGAGACTTACACTTTCCCTGAATTGGTTGGGCAAGTAATTGAACCCAGTGGGTTTATCTCCACAGTCGCTAGTGCCGCCACATCACTGACAATCCGCGCATCTGGGCGCGAAATCACTTAAGGAGAACAGCATGGACAAATTTATGATGATGCCTAAGGGGTTCATGGGCTTACCGATGGATGAGGAATTCATCACCAATGCCGAAAACAAAAAGAACTACGCCATTGCGGTGCAGGATTGGAACTATGGTCCTGAAATGCCAACCAATGAACCTGGGGCAAACAAAGAGTTTTATGTAGGTTTGGCAGAAGCTATGCAGTGCGATGAAAAAGATGCACGGCGCAAGCATTGCTCAAACTGTGATTACTACGACAACTCATTTATGACCCAAGTCAGAATTGAGCGAATCCCAATGGCGGCATACGACAAAGGCGCAGGATTCAGGGGTCATTGCGAAAAGCTGAACTTTATTTGCAACGATATGCGGGTTTGTCAGGCTTGGGAAGATAGAGAGTATGAGGATTGACCTTTTGTCAATTTGTGCGAAAATCAAGTCGCTGAGTCTATCTGGCATCCAGCGGCCCATCCCTACATAGGAGTTGTGCATGACCGATGGACTGCGAGAAAACCTGACAAAGGTTTTTATGCTACCTGATTCAGCCGTTGAATGGTTGATGATGGTCTATGACGCAATCCAAGTCTTTGATGATGTAGCAGATGGCGATACAGTCGAGCGCAAAGACCTTAATGCAGTCATATGGAATACGCTGGTGGGTATACCCCAGAATGCTTTTTTCATCGCCAATAACCATCATCTAGTGCCTTTGCTGGCTACAAACATTCTCAAGTGGCAAGCGTCAGATACGGCAGAGCGCAATAAACAGGTAGATGCCAAATCTTTTATGTGGCGTGCTGGGTATTACGATCTGGTTTTAATGGTGGTTTCGCTGGTGCATGGTGCTGGTTTTGCCACACTAAATGGTCATCATGTGATGGCCTTATATGGCGAAAAATTTGAAGATTATTTGAAGGAGTTTGGCAATGCCTGATCCAGTCACAGCAATGGTGGTAGGTGGAACTGCGCTTGTTAGCAGTTATACGCAAGGTGAAGCGGCAAAAAGTGCCGCAGGCACACAAGCAGGAGCTGCACAAGCAGGAATTTCTGAACAGCGCACTGCCTTGGATAAGTTGCAAGCTCTGCTTCAACCTTATGTTGATGTTGGCGGTCCAGGCATTACTGGTTTAAAACCATACGCAGAAGCAGGTGCGCCAGCTTTTGAACAGCAACAGGCCTTGATCGGGTTGCGTGGTCCAGAGGCAGAACGTGCCGCTATTGAAAGAATCACTGGTGGGGCTAGATTCCAAGAAATGGTCCAACAGGGTGAAGAAGCATTGCTGCAAAACGCATCAGCCACTGGTGGTTTGAGGGGCGGCAATATTCAGGGTGCATTGGCCCAGTATCGCCCTGCACTGCTATCCAGTTTGATTGAACAGCAGTATGGCAAGTTGGGTGGATTTGCGGATATAGGGCGTGAAACACAAACAAATCTTGCAAAAATTGGTCAAGCATCTGCCGCTGGTGTAGGGGCGCAAGGTGTTACAACAGCAACAAATGTTTCAAATCTTTTAGGTCAACAAGGTCAAGCAATAGCTGGAGGTCAAATAGGTCAAGCTAAGGCTTATGGTCAATTGTTGAACTTACCTGCCCAGTTCCTTGGTATGCAAATGGGTGCTGGCGGTAAAGCTGGCATGGGTTTTGGTTCACTTTTTACATAAAAAATTATGGCAACCATTAATCCATTTCAAGGCCCAGCAAACTATGCCACTGATGTGCAAAGTCCATTTGAATCTGTTTTAGGCGGCTTTAAACTTGGTGCTGGAATGGCAGAAGTCCAAGCGGCACAGCAAAAGCGTGAACTAGAAATTGCGGCATTGGCGCAAGCACAACAAAGGCAGACTGAACTTCAAAACTTGTATTCAAATCCTAATGCAACAAGTGCAGATTTTGCAAGAGTAGCCGCATTTTTACCAAAAGATCAAGCTGATCGTGTCATCAAAGGTTTTGAAGCACAAACAGCAGAACAACAACAGGATACATTAAGTACTGGTGCTAGAGCATATGCCGCTGTTACATCAGGCAACTTAGATGCGGCTCGTAGTTTGCTTCTTCAAAAGGCAGAGGGACTACGAAATAGTGGCCGAGAAAAAGAAGCAGCAACCTTTGATGATTATTCAAACATGATTGCGCTTAACCCAACTGGCGCACGTGCCAATATTGGGATATTGATGTCAACATTACCTGGTGGAAAACAGTTTTTGGAAAACGCTGATAAAGCACTTAGCACAATCAGGGCTGAAGATCAAAAAGGACCAACGCTTGCTAAATTGGAAGCTGAAGCACTAGAAAAAGGCGTTGTAGCAGAATTTGCCAGACCTACTGCCGAGGCTAATCTTGCAAAATTGAACAAAGAAAAACTTGCCCCAAGTGTGCAAGAAGCAATTGATTTTGCAAATTTAACTTCAGACCAACAAAAAACCTTTTCTGCATTGCAAGTTCTAAAAAAACCAGCAGGTGCAGTTACAAATGTAAATGTAACCAACTTAGAAAAAACAGCAGAAGGTGAACTTGGTAAATTAGTGCCTGATTTATATAACCAAGCTAATTCTGCGGCAAGTCAGTTGGGCGATTTACCAAGATACCGAAAAGCATTAGGTGTTGCCATTACAGGTCCATTGGCAAATGTTCGACTTGATGCAAACAGGATTGGTGAAGTATTAGGTTTTACTGGTGATACAAAAATCAATGCAACCAGAGAATTGATACAAGGACTTTCTGAGATGGCTTTGAAGTCACGTTCAATGTTGACTGGTCAAGGTGCAATCACAGATAGAGAACAAGCACTGCTATTGCAAGCCCGTAGTGGTGACATAACTTTTTCAAAAGGTGAGTTGGATACCATTTTTAATGTTGCAGAACGTGCGGCAAAAGCCCAATACGAAAAAAGCAAAAAACTTTTAAGTTCTGCCGCCACAAAAAGCCCGACAGCACAAATGTTTTTAGATAATGTTGAAGCACTGCCTGGGGCTGGTGCGCTGAATCCCTCTGAACAATCTGAACTGGACGCTTTGCGTGCAAGATTCCCTGGGGGTAGGAGATGAGTGATAGGGAAGAACTCAATGCTTTACGCCGTTTGGCTGAGTTAGAAGCCAAAGCTGGTCCGCAACAACCCGCACAAACAGAACCGCCAAAAATGGGGTTTTTCGAGGGCATTGCCGAGTCAGTAACTGGTCGTGCCCGTGCTACACCAGAGACGCAAGCATTGCCTGAATGGACTGGGATGCCTGAACTCAATGAAATGAGTGTCGCAAGTTTTAAGTCTGCATTGGGTACTTTGCTGTCCAACCCAAAAGAAACTGTGCAAATTTTGCAATCTAACTTTCCACAACTTGGTGTGAGGCAAGATGCAAAAGGCAACTACATTTTAAAGTCATCGGTAGACCAAAAAGAATACGCAATACCACCTGGGTTTTCTGCTGGTGATATTCCACGTGCATTAGGTGGTTTGTTGGCTTTTACCCCAGCAGGTAGAGCAACAACTATTGCTGGCGCGGCTGGCAAAGCTGGATTAACGCAATTGGGTATTGAGACCACACAAGCCGCAACTGGTGGAGAGATCAGTCCGTCAGAAATAGCCATAGCAACCGCCACAGGCCCAGTAGGGCAGATTATCCAAAGGACTGTTCCGCCAGTAGTCACGGCTGTTAAAAAGGCTATACAACGCCCAGCACCAGTCCCAAGGGTAGAACCACAAATGCAAGCTGGCGCACCTATGGGTACAGCATTAGCACCTGAAGGTCCTGCAGTTGTTCAGGCTGTTGAAGAAGTAGTTACTCCACCTGTTGCGCCATCCGTAACACCAACTGTTATTGCTGAAGTGACAGAAGAAGAAGTTGGTAATCTGGTCAAAAAAGCATCAGGTTCTGGCTTTGGTTCAACTGCGGCAAGAGACAGATTGGCTGATTTGGCACAGATCAATGTAGCGGCAAAAGATGCCGCTGATCGCCTTGGAATTCAACTACCTGCTGATGTATTCAGCGATAACCCACAAGTTAGGGCGGCGGCTGGATTGACCCGTTCTGTTGCTGGCGGTGAAGCAGAGGCCGCATGGCGAAATACAGTAACCCAAGCTGTTGATAAAGCAGATGATGCAATCAAGCAGTTTGATGCAACATTTGTTGAAGGCGCAGTTGCACCTGCTGTGGTTTCGCAGAAGATTAAAGATTCTCTTATTCAACAACAAAAAACAACGGTTCAAGCCGCCAAAGATTTGTATGAACAAGTTGACTTAAAAGTACCAGAGCAAACACTGGTAACGTTTCCAGCATTAAAAGCAAAGTTGGCAGAAATTACATCAAGACTTGGTGCGGAAGGTGTTGAAAAAAATGCAACCCTCAAAATGCTAAACAAAATGGTTAACGATGCTGATGCTGGCAAAGTACCATACGGGCGACTGAAAGAGGAAAAAACTCTTATCGGTGATTCGATTAAGGGTGTGCAAAATGATTATTCAAAAAGCACATCACAAGGCAGATTAAAAGAAATTTATGGCGCATTGGCAAAAGACCAGCTTGACAATGTTGAAAAACTAGCAGATGCAGAAGTGCGCCAACAATTACGAAGTGCCAATTTATTAACGGCAAAAGAAAAAGCACTTGGTCAGCGCATTATCAATGCTTTTGGTCAAGACATTGAAGGAAGTCTTGGTTCAAAATTGAGGTCAGCCATCATCAGTGGCGGTAAGGGTGACACAGGCGACTTTAATCGTTTGCTTAAAATAGTGCCTGAGGAGTTTCGTAAAGAAACGCTGGCAACAGCATTGGCAGCGGCTACTAGATCAGCAAGAGGCGCAGAAAAAGGCGGCTTTGGATTTTCTGAATTTGCTGATCTATATCCCAAACTAAGGGCCAATCCGCCTGTGTTTAAGACCATTGTGGACACGCTTGGCAAAGACTCGGCAGATGTTCTCAGGGACTTGTTTGAAGTCTCCAAGCGGGTCACAGAGGCACGTGCAAACGTGCTTACAACAGGAAAAGCAAATCAAGCATTGTTGCAAGGGATGCAAGCCGAAAGTTTGATTGGTAAAGTTATGGAAAGCACACTTGCAAAAGGTGTGGTTACTGGTGCGGCGGCTACTGGTGGCCCTGTATTAGCTGGTGCGGCATCTGTCATTACAAGTGCATTCACTCAAGGTAATAAGGATGCTTTAAAGTCGGCAGGTAAATTGTTTGCTGATGAAAGTTTCCAAAGTCTTGCAATAGAAGCGGCAACAAAAGGCGAAAGTGCCGCAAGTCTACGCAAAGCCGCTACATCTCCTGCATTTAGTAAATTTGCAGATGCTGTTGGTATGTCAAAAAATCTTGATGCAAGAATCCAGTTTTTACAAAACGCAATCCAAGCTGGTCAAGCTACACAGGAGAATAAATAAATGTCAGCACTATCAGTAGAACCACCATACCCAGCCTTTGCGGATGCTGATGGTCAACCGCTGGACGATGGTTACATCTGGATTGGCACTGTCAACCTGAACCCGATCACCAACCCGATCGTTGCATATTGGGATTCAGCACTGACGATCACTGCTGTCCAGCCTATCCGCACAAGTGGAGGGTATCCTGTTTATCAGGGAACGCCAGCACGTATTTACGTCAACAGCGATTACAGTATTCAGGTGCAAAATAAAAACGGCAGCGTAGTGTATAGCGCTCCATCTGCAACAGAGCGATACAGTGATGTGGTCTTGAGCAATCTAGATGCTTCTTCAGTCAACTACACGCCAGCAGGGGCCAATGCATTGCCCATGTCTGTGCAAACTGCATTGCGTGAATATGTCAGCGTTTTTGACTTCATGACTGAAGCAGAAAAAACTGATGTAAGAAACAGAACTCAATCACTAGATGTTTGGCAAGCCATTCAAAACGCAATTAACGCTTGTGCAGAACAAGTTGGTGGTGTTGCTCAAACGCCTATTGCCAAGGCCGTTTATTTTCCGTATGGCGACTATTTAATCAGCAAGCCAATTAACATGACTGCTGACAATGGTCAAGCAAACCGTAGAGGAACTAGATTATTTTCAGGTAAAGCAGGAAGTGGCGACTACGTTTATGGAACAAAAATTGTCGGTCAAACAAATGGAAAGGCCGTCATTGAAATCATTGACAACGACAACTGTGAAATAGAGAACTTGGTTTTGACATCTACTTTGAGCAGTGGCGCAACTGTTGGTATATATCAAGCAAGACGAACTGCTGGTGTTTCAGCAAGTCAATGGTGTGGAAATTGTATATTCCGAAATGTAACAATAACGTTTCTCAATGACGGTATTACGCAAAACAATAATTTTGGCACTATTGGCTTTATCAATATAGCTGGTGAAGAAACAACTTATGAGCGATGTGAAGTTTGGGCTAACTGTCCGTTAGTTTTATCTTGGTCAAATAGTTTTCCAAAATCAGTTAGCGCATTGACTCCAACAACATACGACACGTTTGCCTATAACCCATACTGGGCAACGCAAGCTGACATCACAAATGGCTCAAGCAATACGATTTTCAGAACCATTGCGTGCCGATTTATTGCCAAGGGATTTAATGCGCCTATTGTTTTGATGCATGAGGTTGGTAGTGTATATATGTACGGAGACTTTCTCCAAAAACGTGCAAGTACTACTGGAGTCAATAGCACAAATGGTGTTGGCTACGAGTTTTGGAATGCCAACCAGATCGTCATTGATTCTGCAACTGAAAACACAAAAACGCCTATTCTGACTCATCGAGCATTTTCAAGTGTGACCATGAATTTGCGTGGTGTTATTGGAAGTTGCCCCGGCCCCGCAGTTGGAATTTTGCACTTCCTGCCTGATGCACCTAGTTTCCCAGTAACCAATACCGAAATCACTGTCCAATATGTTGGCGGCACTCCTGACGGATTCATGACATATGCCACTCCTTCAGGTGTAGGCCCACTTGAACCTGCTGTCTATACCTGGACAAACTGTGTATTCAAAACTGATGCGCTGAGGGCGAATTCATACGTTGATCCAAAAATTATTTACAAATCTCGGAATGTAAATTTTGAATATAGCGACATTTCTTGGAAAACAGATGAAGGATATATCCGCATCCCACTTCGCAAGAAAAACATTGGAAAAAACACCACTACAAGCATTGCTTTAATTGGGCTTCCCGCAGTTATTGCAAACTTGTCTGGGTGCTCTGTTGGCGTGACTGCATACTTACAGGCTTCAAACGTTGGCCCTGGTGTCGGAAGTCCATCTTCTGCAAGTGCGCAAATTCAGTGGCAGATTGTGCGCGATCCAGTGCCGACATCCACGACTGTTGTTGGGTTTGCTCAGTATCTGAACGTGGCCTCTTACAACGCTGCTGGCAACAACATTGCTGGAGTTTCTCCTGCTGAAGTCTCGCCTGGCTTCAGCAACGTTGAGTTGCAAATCACAACGTCGATCACTGGTACAGACCAAGCAGACATATTCATCAGCGGGTATCTGGAACTGATTTACGCAGGTGGATATTCTGATGCGCCCACAATCTCACTTCTCTAAATTCACAAGGAGCATCAAATGGCACTTAAAAAAAGCGTTCAACTAGAAGCTGTTGTCCACACGGTTGTTGAAGGCATTGGCATGATCAAAGCTGTACCATCAAAAGTTCAATATGAAGACTGCTACATTAAAGTTTCTGCAATCTCAGGAAACAAAGATCAAATGGGATGTGTCGTTGAAATTCAATGTACAGACAACGTAATTGTCAACAAAACATACGGCTTCACTCCAAACTTGTCTGGTGATAACTTCATCAAACAGGCATATATTCATCTAAAAACACTGCCTGATTTCGCAGGCGCAGAGGACTGCTAATCATGTTAAAAGCAATTTCAACCATCACAAATGCACTTGGTGCTTTAAACTACAAAGGCACGTGGAATGCCTCAAGCAATACGCCTACCTTGGCAGATGGCACTGGTGCAAAGGGTGATTACTATGTGGTCAGCACAGCAGGAACACAAACCTTTGGTGGTGTGCAATTATTCTTTGGCACTGGGGACTGGATAGCCTATAACGGTGCAGTGTGGCAAAGAGTTGAGGGCGGGTCTGATGGCAACTTTGCCAACGTGACCCTGACATCAACCGATGCTGGTGCATCTGCATCACCATTGCTGGAGTTATATAGAGACTCAGCAACGCCAGCCGCCTCCGACACATTAGGGGAAATTGAGTTTAATGGTGAAGACTCGGCTGGTAACAAACAAGCATACGGTTTGATTCACGCATCTATTCTTAGCCCAACGTCTGGTGCTGAACAGGGTCAAATTCATATTGAGACTACGACTGGCGGCGTATTGACCGAAAAGGTAATTATCGGCACGACTAATCTTGTGATTAACGAGATCGGTGCAGTCTTTAACGTGCGGATTGAAGGCGACACAGATGCCAACCTGTTTTACACCGATGCAACAAATAGCCGTGTTGGTGTGGGCACAATATCACCATCTGCTAAATTTGAGGTAAATGGTGAAGCTAAATCTTCGACACTAACTGTTGGTGCAAGCGCGGGTGCATCAGATATGGCAACATTTGGTAACACGTCTATAGCGGGGACTAAACAAGTAATAATTAATTCACCAGATGGTAATCGTGGCACGCTTGTATACGCAAATACAGCTCAAACATGGAGCGTAGGGTTAAAAGGCGATGCCGCTCAAAACTGGTACATGATTTATAATCCTAGCGAAACAGTTGGTGTTTACATGACACCCGCCGCTTCTGGCTGGAACAATTTATCGGACGAAAGAGCAAAAGAAAATTGGCAGGAACTTACTGGCGCAGTTGATAAAGTGATGACTTTGCGTGCTGGAACTCACAATTGGAAAAAAGATTTAACCCTCCCCCGTGACGTGGGCGTTATAGCGCAAGACGTTTTGGCGGTGTTGCCAGAAGCGGTGTCAACAAGCGACCCTGAAAATCTTGGCATTCGTTACACACATTTAGTTCCTTTGCTAATCAAAGCAATTCAAGAACTGAAGCAAGAAATTAATTCTCTGAAAACCAGCACATAAGGATTTTAAAATGTCAACCAATTCACAAATTGCATTTGCACCACTTGGCGAAACAGTAGTAATCCCTGCGGCGGCTGTTGCCCCTACTGGCGTTCAGGCGTTGGTTAGCGGCAGACTTGACGCACAGGGTACAGGCCAATACCGCATCATCAATGACAGCACCTACACGGTGTTTTTGGGTGTTGGTACAACTGCGGCATTGGCTACGGCAAACGCTGTTGCACCAGTGGCAGGAAACCCATCCCCAGCCATTGTGCTTGTGCCTGGGGCTGTCGAGATTCTGCGCTTTGCACGCACATCGTATTTTAGCGGTCTTGCATCAGCGGCGGCAACTGTGTACATCGTGCAAGGCGAGGGCATTTGATGCTCGAGGATACCGACACACGGCTGGCGGTACATGAAGCGGTTTGTGCTGAGAGGTACACCGCTATTGAAAAGTCGTTTGCGTCTGGTTCTCAGCGTATGACCCGCATAGAGTATTTGCTTTATGTGGTGATTGCGGCTGTGTTGCTTGGCCCTGGTTTTGCTGGTGAACTGGTCAAAAAAATACTGGGGTTGTAAATTGACCCCATCACGGCATTTGCACTCTGCAAAAGTGCCTATGAAGGCATCAAGGGTTGCGTTGCCGTTTACCAAGACCTAAAGAAAACTGGCAACGACTTGACCAAGATCACCAGCGAGGTTGGTGGCGCACTGTCAAACTTTTTCAAGGGTCAAGCTGAACTTGAATCCAGTCATGAAAAAGCAGAATTTCAACGGGAAGAAAACAAACGCAAAGGAATAAAAGACGATCTTGCCACACAAGCCATAGACAATGTGATGTTTCTCAGTCAGACGAATCAGTTTTATGCCGACATTGAGAATATGGTGCGCTGGGAGATGGGGCAACCCGATCTCTGGCGTGAAATTGTTGAAGAGTATCAAAAGCTGTTGGACCAGAAATCAGAGCAAGCGG